CATAACGCCACATATATTTGAGGACATTAGCTTTCAACGCGCCGCGAAAGCCTTCGCCGCTTAGCGCGGCCTCGATGGCGTCAATCGCTTCGATCCCCCCAGCGGTATAGTGCGGTGGGCTATTGACGACATCGACACCCTGCTCGTTAAGCATATCCCTCACTTCCTTATATCGCATAAAATCGTTCCCATACATTACATGTCCTCCCCATCTGCCTTGAAGTTAATCTGAACGCCGAAGAAATCGTCCGACTGGTCATCGATCATGGCATTTATAACCATATAGTCTTCATCGCCTATGAGAAGTTCAAGACCACGGAACACACGCTTCGTTCGTGTCGCCCGATCCCTTGTGGCATCATAGCCATGCGTCTTCATCTCACCATTGAACTTACGCTGCGACCACTCCTTGCCCTTGGCTTCGTTGTTATCCTTGCACCAGTCGCGGAAGTCATTGAACGCCTCGTTGGTAGTCATCTCATTGTCTTCGCCAGCAACGCAACGCTCCGTGATCCAGCGGGCCAATGCGTCCTCTCCTGCGAGATACTCATCGGTAGCTTGGATTACTGCCTTCGGCGGGTTCAAGCCCTGCTCCAGCCAAGCCTTAGCCCCTTCGATAACCCACGCCAAGATGGCCGGGTATTCCTCCTTCAGCTTGTCCGGCAAGTCCATGTCCTTGACGAGAGGCTTAGTCTCGAACGGGATGAGATGCATACGCCGACGCATAGCGTCATCCACATTAGTAATTTCAGGCTTTGTATTGCCAGCAATCACCAACGTAAACTGCGGCGTGAACTCAAAGTTATCCTGCCGCATGAAGCGGGCGCTGATCCTGTCCCCGCCAGTCAGCGACTTGACCTTGGCTTCATCCCACTTACGCGACGGGTCAATCTCCTGCGCGTGAACCAGCCGAGCGCCCATCAACGACGCCAACTCTGTGGGATGACGCTGATTGTTCGACGCCAAGAAAACGTCCGCACTGGCCACGGTGGCATAATCGCCAAGGATATTGCCTATCGCTCCGAGGAAGGTTCCTTTGCCATTGCCGCCGGAGCCGTGGGCAAAGGCGAGGATATGCTCCTTGGTCGAACCTGTAGCCGAATAGCCAGCCAACCTTTGAAGGTAAGAGATCATCTCAGCATCACCGTTGCACGCCTCATTGAGAAACGCTTGCCATTGCGGGGCTGGCTTGCTGAAGTCCGCCTCAACCGATGTGCATTTTGTGCACATGCGGGAACGGTCATGCGCCAGCAACGCCCCGGTCTTTAGGTCCACCATCCCCGACTTGGTGTTCAGGATATAGATGTCGGCGTCTAGCTGCTCGGTTGTCGCCTGCATCATCGGCTCGACAGCCGCCAGCTTCGCCACATTGGCAATCACATTATACGACGCCACACGCTGCGCAATCCGCTCACCCTTTTGTGGGCTTTCAATCTTCTCCAAGGCTTCGGCCGATGCTTGAGCGCAGACCTTGCGGACGATGGCTACATGCTTCTTCGCCACGTCCAAAGCCCACTTGTTGCCATCCCATGCGACCCAGCCCATGCCGCCCACAACGTATCGAATATCCGAAACGTGTAGCCGAGCAACGCGCTGCGCCAATGCAATGTCACTATACTCAATCGGCGTTTCGCCAGCCGAGGCCACCACGCCAAAGTCTTCGTCGCTGAAGTCCGCCACATCGAACTCATCGACCTCGCGCTTGTAGCCAAAGGTCGCAGCTTTATCCGCCAGCCAGTCCCAACCCAACTCATAGGGCGGGTGCATACGGCCGAAGTCTGCTTCGATAGTATCGAGCGAGTTAACCCCGTCTTCCCAACGCTCGGCCCAGCCTGCGAAAATCTCGAACGCATCCGTCTCATTGTCAGGGCCGCACGCCGCCTTGATGGCATAGCCCATGCGGATATAGTCATCACGGTCAGGGAAGTGTTCGGTCTTGTTCGGGATAGCGGTGACTGCGGCAGCCACATGCACAACGCTTGGCGCGGTAAGCGAAGCCTGATCGACCGACTGCCGCTCGACTGCCTTCTGCGCCGTCTTGTCCGCGTGGATAATCTGGCAGCCCATCATCTCCAACGTCTCCGTCAGGTCCGCAAAGAACCGCTCAATCTTTTCCCGCGTTACCTTCTTCAACCCAGCCGGGCCACGTGCCTCCAAGTCCACATCAAGACTGTATGGCTCCTTAGTGATAGGATGGATACCGGCGATGACGTACTGCTGCCCGTCACCCAGAAATTCTACAAGCTGCTCGACGCCCCGGTCATCGCGGAACCGCACCTGCATCCGGCCAATCTTTTCATCGGTGCGATACATGAACAGGCGCTTGGGAAAACGACCGATACGCATAGGGGCTTTGCCCAATGCCTTCACCGCCATATCACCAATGACCCTAGCCAGCCCCTCGTTAACAACATCAATGTCAACAGCAGGATATTTGCTTGCCTTCAAGCCGATATTAGCATGGCTGCGGTCCCACCTTTCTACGTCGTTAGATGTAGGAATGTAGTCCTGCCAAGCATACCCGCCCCATGTGCCTTGCGCATTCTGCCGACCGGGTGCTTTGCCTGCCTGATCCGCTTGGATTTTAGACATGGCCGACAACTCGGCGTTCGGCGGGATAACGGACACGAGATCGGTGAACCCAATCTCATACAGCGTTTTAAATTTCATTAGTGCAATTCCCTCTTTTCAATTTGGTCCCGCCTCTGCATCAATATGTCTACCGCTGCGTCGATGGCGAAGAGCGCAAAGTCCGGCTCGGCATCGGTCAACAATGTGTAGGCGGGCGTCGTCATTATTACACCGCGCTCCAACTCTGCTTCAAAACCGATTACGAATACTGGAACAAACTCAACCTGTTGTTCTTTGTCCGTCCATTTTATTGTATCCATTATTATACCCTTTCGGCATTGGCCCGGCCAGTGTACGCAGCCTGATTGTCGGCTTGGATTTGCTTCGTGCTTCTGTCGTTTAAAAGCGACAAAGCATACCGCGCAAGTTCGTAGACATCAATCTCGCCTTCGATATTTAACCGGTTGCCATTCCGGCGGGTGTAGCCTCGTGTGTTGTCGTGTATCCACTCGGCCAGTTGCGATGCTAATATCTGTTTCATTTCAAATGATCTCCTGCTTCAATCCGATCCGCCAGCCAACGTGTGCTGCGCTCAAACATATTCATCTTACCAGTGCGAAGCCAAGCAATAATCGCTTCCTTCTCGTTCACGACGGGCGTTTCTTCTACCGTGATTTTCTCTTCATTAGTTTTTGTAATACGTGTCATTAGATTAACTCCTTGATTTTAAATCCCTTTGTTTCGGCATAAGCGATTAGGTCATCGATCCACATAATACCTTTGCCTGAAACAAAATACTGATTGATGCCCCTATAGGGTACATTCTTTATGTCGCCCCATGTGTGCGACGACTGCTCGTACATCTTTATATCTGCACGATGGACTGAGGGATGCGTGCGGCGTAGGAAGTTAGCAGCCTCCGCCGCAATCAATTTCGCGTGGCCGGAGAACTCACGCCGGGCAACTGGCTCATCCCCTTTAACTTCATCCGGAACAAACGTATCTGTTTTCGCGTACCATTCCGTCTTTGGTATAGAGGCGATACCTGTTTCTTTAAGCCAGCCCTTAACCGTTCTGCGGTCGCTGCCGTATAGGCGCATGAGCGCGGCGCAGGTCATGGTCGGGGCCATTATGTGAAAGTTATCAGGAATAGACCTCTTCCTTCCACGTGAACTTACAACGATCTCCGTAAGTTTAAGTTCGTCCATCCAACGAAGGACCACCGACCTTATCCGGCCATAATGTTTAACGAGTTGCGTTACGTTCATGGTCCTTGCCATCTCCCTTAGATCATCTGGTGGGGGCGATTTATGCGAAACGAACTCTCGCTTCAGCCCAATCTTTCTCCGCCGAGTATCAACGGCGTCAGCCGAACGGCCAAGCACCTCTCCAATCTGCGGGTACGTCAGATTTTTATGGTAAAGTTCTGTGAGAATAGCGTCCTCTTCAGGCCGCCACGGGGTGAAACTCTTCGACATAATCTCCCTCATTTGTTTGTTGCCTCTCTTGGGTGGCACAGGTTCAATATCGATTGCAAGAACTTTTTTTTGTTGACGACACTATGCGACTTGTGCCAGCTATGGGGAAAGCAAACGTGATACCGACAAAAAAGAGGGAAGAGCATGACCGTATCAATCGACTTGGCGAGTACGGAAGGCGGTAGAACTTTCGATAGGAGCGCCATTTCTGTACGCGCTATTAGCCGCAATGACTGCGCCGATTTTATTTTGAATATCCACTACGCGGGACGTTGGCCAAGTATTTCATGGGCCTTTGGGTTATTTGAGAACGATACCCTATGCGGCGTTGTTACTTACGGAACACCTTTTAGTTCTACACTGCGTAGCGGCGTGGCGGGGCCGGACTTTGCAAGCCATGTTATAGAATTAAATCGGCTTTGCCTGAGAGACAATGTACGAAATCAGGCGAGTATGTTGGTTGGGCGTAGTTTGAGGATGCTACCGCAAGAGAAAATAGTTGTGTCTTTTGCGGATACTGAGCAAGGCCACGTTGGCTACGTCTACCAAGCCACGAATTTTCGTTATTTCGGTTTGTCTGCTAAACGCACCGATTGGAAAGTGCGGGGCTTGGAGCATTTGCACGGACAGACAATATCGGATTTAGTTCGCGGCGCGGGAAACAGGGCCGCAGCTTTACGCGCTAAATTTGGTGATGACTTCTATTTGCACCCGCGTCCGCGTAAGCACAGATATATTTACGCTGTTGGCCCCGCACGGTTCCGCAAGGCTGTTTGGAACGCCGTTAGGTATAGTGAGCAGCCTTACCCCAAAGGTGATATATGACCGTATCAATCGACTTCGAGACTAGAAGCGCCGTCGATTTGCGGAAGACGGGCGTCTATAAGTACGCCGCTGACCCATCAACCGACATCTGGTGTATGGCCTACAAGGCCCCGTGGTCTGACGACGTGCTAGTATGGCAGCCGGGCGATGAACGAGATATCTATCTCGAAGATTGGATCATGGCGGGCGGATTGCTGTCGGCATGGAACGCCAACTTTGAACGCACAATCTGGAACGAGGTCATGGTCGGTCGCTATCAGTGGCCAGACACTCGCATCAAGCAATGGCGCTGCACGATGGCGCAGGCCAGCGCGATGGGACTGCCTCGGTCACTTGGCCAAGCTGCGGCGGTTCTTGGCGTTGAAGAACAGAAGGACAAGACCGGCGCGGCCCTTATGCTCCGGATGGCACGGCCTCGTAAGGTGAACGCCGACGGCAGCTACACATGGTGGAACACGAAGGATAAGGTTGAGGCACTTGTCGCTTATTGCCGACAGGACGTGCGGACGGAACTGTCCGTCGCGGAAGTACTGAACGAAATGCCTGACAGTGAGCGTCGTCTTTATCAGCTTGACCAACGCATCAACGACCGGGGCGTGGCGCTTGACGTTGACCTTGTGCATCGCGTCAAAGCACTGGCTGAAAACGCCCGCGTAGAAATTGATGCGGAAATACAGCGTCTCACTAAGGGTAAAGTCAACGCCGCGACAAATGCTATGGAACTGACAGCGTGGCTGAACGCGCATGGTATCCGCGCCAAATCGGTTGACAAACAGACCGTTGGCAGGCTGCTGTCCTTTGACCGGATGCACCCTGTTATCCGCGAGGTTCTCAAACTCCGACAGAACGGAGCTAAGTCCAGCACAGCTAAGTATGACGCGATGCTGCACGCGGTCAATGAAGACGGGCGGATGCGCGGTCTCCTTGTCTATCATGGTGCGGCTACAGGAAGATGGTCCGGGAAGCTCGTCCAGCCCCAAAATTTTCCACGTCCGCAAAAGAAACAAGACGAGTTGGACGAGATCATCGCCAAACTCAAAGCGGATGAGGATGTGTCGGCGCATGGAGCCGGAACAGTTCTGGCGTCCGACTTGCTGCGTTCGATGTTGGTAGCCGAGGATGGCCACCGGCTTATGTTCGCCGACTATTCAGCGATTGAAGCCCGCGTGTTGGCGTGGGTAGCAGGGCAGAACGATCTCGTTGAGACGTTCCGAAAGGGGGGAGACGTGTATAAAGAAATGGCATCAGCCATCTACAACGTGGACGTGGAGGCCGTTACTGACGGACAGCGGCAGGTTGGGAAGATGGCAATTCTGGGTTGCGGCTACGGCATGGGCGGTAAACGCTTCGCCGAACAATGCGCCAGCATGGGCATCAAGGTAGACGAGGACGAAGCCAAGCGCATCGTGTCCGTTTATCGTGAGAAGAACAATCGCATCGCGCAATACTGGCGTGACATTGAGCAAGAATTTGTAGAGATGGTGAAGGGAGCAGGCAGGGTTGGGACCGTCGGGCTTCCATTACCTAGCGGGCGGTCGCTTACGTACCACAATCCGCGCATCATTCAGCGAGAAACGCCTTGGGGGGAAATGCGAGATACAGCCCAAGTCGATACGCTGAATAGTGTGACGCGACAGTGGACATCCCAGATTATCTGGGGCGGTCTACTGACGGAGAACGTGGTGCAAGCGACTGCCCGCGACCTTATGGCCACGGCCATGATGGCGTTGGAAGTCAAGGGCTACAATGTCATCCTGTCCGTACACGATGAAATCATTTCCGAAGTGCCAGATAATGTTGGGTCGCTTGACGAAATGATTGACATCATGACACGAGTTCCGGCATGGGCGAAAGGCTGCCCGATCAACGCCGAGGGCAAAGAAGGGAAGAGGTACAGGAAATGACAGCACATGCTAAGTTCGGCGCGTCGAATGCAAAGCGCCGCATCAACTGCCCCGGTTCTCTTAATGCCGAGGCTCCGTTCCCTAACGAGAGTTCACCTTACGCCGAACTTGGTACGGCTGCGCACGAACTCGGTGAGTTCTGCTTGGTCAATGGACATGAAGATGCCTTCGCCTTCATTGGCCAAGAGCACAACGGCCACAAGGTTGACGACAACATGGCCCGTGCGGTGCAGGTTTACATCGACTACATCCGAGATGTGGCCGCATCGGAACCAAGCATCTGCCGCTATGAGAAACGCTTCAGCCTAGACAAACTTGATCCGCCTATGCCTATGTTCGGCACGGCTGACTGTATCATCTACGCCAAGGCAACGGGCACGCTGTACGTCATTGACTATAAGCACGGCCAAGGCGTTGCAGTTGAAGTCGCGGACAACGAGCAGCTTAAATATTATGCGCTCGGAGGCATATTGGAGATTGGCGAGAAGGCTCCGGTCAACAAAGTTATAACGGTCGTTATACAACCACGCGCCATGCACCCCGACGGGCCGGTGCGGGAGTATAGCTACAGCCGTGACGACATATTGGACTACGGCACAGAACTTATCGACGCAGCGCACGCAGCCTTAAAGCCGGATGCACCACGCATCTCTGGCGATCACTGCAAGTTCTGCCTTGCGGCGGGAACCTGTTCGGCCCTGCGCAACAACGCCCTTGAGGTTGCACAAGACGAGTTCGGTACAGTACGAACCGTCAACGACCTATCCCCACAGGAAGTTGCGGACTATCTGCAAAGGGTTCCGCTGATCGAAGAGTGGATCAAGTCTTTGCGCCGCCATGCCAATACTTTGTTGGAAACTGGCGGGGGTCTTCCCGGCTACAAGCTGGTTGAGAAACGACCGACGCGCCGCTGGCGTGTTGAAGAAGAGTTTGTGGCTTGGGCCACAGAAGAAGGTCTCGATGACGACGACATCTACGAAAAGAAGTTGAAGTCGCCACCGCAGATCGAGCGTGTCGTGGGCAAGAAGAACTTGCCTGCATCGCTCGTCATAGCTGTATCATCCGGCACATCAATGGTCGCTGATACAGATAACCGTCCGGCTGTAGCCTCATTGGCCGCAGACGATTTCACCGTTGAATAAGGAAATACCGATGTCAAAAGTTATTACACCCGAAGCAATCATCTCTTATCCGCATGTGTTCGAACCGCAGACACCTCCGGGTGCAAGTGAGCCAGTATATTCTTGCTGCCTTGTATTCCCTGACGGCACTGACATGTCCGAACTCAAGGCGACGGCCGCTGCTGTGGCCAAGGAGAAGTGGGGAGACAAGACTAAATCGTTGATGGAAGGCGGCAAAATCCGTATGCCTTTCCGCAACGACGGCGAAGAGAAGGGCTATCCAGAAGGCTCGGTCTTCATGAACGTCAAGTCGAAGCAGGCCCCCGGTGTTGTCAGCAAGTTTGCTGGCGAGAACGGCAAGCCCGCTCCGATTACCGACCCTAAAGAAATCTACCCCGGTGCGAAGGTCCGTGCCTCGCTGCGCGCTTATGCGTACAGCGTGAACGGCAACAACGGCGTTGCGTTCTCTCTGGGCAATCTTCAAAAGGT